GTTGTTGATAATTTACAATGGAAAATTAACCAAGATTATAATGAAGACTTCCACGATTGTGAACCAAACCCATTCAAACTAACATCTAGAATTCTTTAACCGAGGGGGGCGAAAGCCTCCCTTTTTTTATTTCAAATTTATATTTCTTTATTTTTAAAAACACAAAGTTCGCAAGCTCTCTTTGTGTTGGCAATTTTTTTTAGTTTGCAGAAAGCCTCGGTGTAAAACCAAAAAAATCGCAAGCTCTTTTTTTGGTTTGGTTGTTCGCAGATTGCAAGCATTGAGGGATTGATCCATGATCCAAAAAGTTTGGTTGATCTTGTCCACGAACCATTGAATTTGCTACATTGTATCCGTCAAATAAAAATGCATTAGAGGTTAAAGGGTCACGAACCAAGATAAAAGAAATATAATTATTCTTGAATATCCTTAAATGTGTTGATATTTGGGATTTTTCAAGCTTTATCCTATTTCCTTTTATAGGTGCTTTTAATTCAATAAATAATGGTAGTTTTTCATTTATTATAATTAAGTCCGTAAACCCACTATTATATTTATTTTCTATTTTTTGGATAAAATCGGATTTATTTAATGATGCTTTTATTTGCTTAAAAAAGTTTTTTTCACTTGACATTATTATTATAATTTCCCATAATTACCTATATTCATTCGGAGGATTTTTTTAATGTTAATCACTACAAGATATAAAAAGAATATACATGATTTAAATGATTATCAATTTAAAGTTTTAAAACCAAGTACAAATAAAAAGCTTGGGAAAAAAGTTTTAAAAGGTTCATTTAAAGATTATAAATTTTATACTTTAACATTAGTCGAAAGAGAAACTTGTCCAAAGGATTGTTTCCATTGGGAAGATTGTTTCGGAAACAATATGCCATTCGCACATAGAATGAGCAATAAAGATGAATTACTTTTAACTACAAGAATTCATAATGATATAAAAGAATTAAAAGGAAAAAAAGCATTATTAAGATTGCATATATTAGGCGATTTTTTTAATGTTCAATATGTATGGTTTTGGGATTTAATGTTGACGTTATACCCTAACATTGCAATTTATGGATATACTGCAAATAGTACAAGTTCAAAATATGAGACTAGTAGAAATATCGCACAAGCAATTTTAAGTTTAAGAATTAAGCACAAAAAAAGATTTTCTGTAAGATACAGTAACGATTTAAAACAAGAATTTTCTGCAAATTCGGAAGAATTACAAACCCCTCAAAAAGATAAATCTATTCAATGCCCAGAACAAATAGGATTAACAAATTCTTGTGGTTCTTGTGGTTTATGTTGGGAACAACCAAAAAGACAAGTTATTTTTAAAACTCATTAGGAGGTAAAATAATGATTAATAAAAAAACAAGTTATCCATTATTTCATGAATTCAAAATTATGAAAATAGGAAACATTTTATTCAATACAAATGTTGACGATATTATTGATCAAGAAATTGAAGAAACAAAAATATTAATTGATCAAGTAAAAGATATTAATCAATTCTTGGAGGTTTAAAAAATGACAATATATGAAGAGTTAAGAAAAATTATTGATAGGAATTCTTGTTGGCAACAAGAGGGTCGCAAGTTTGAGTTACTATGGAATTTGCTTTTATCAAGTGATAAGAGAAGTTTTAGAGAATATTTTGAAGAAGAACATAATATTGAATTATATGATGCAATGACATTTAAGGAAATATTAATTTTATGTAGAGATCACAATGTTGGAGGACGTTTTAGATGAATGATTTAATTAATGATATTGTTAAATTAAAAGCAATTCAAGAAAATGTAAACTCAATAAATGGAATGTATTTTACAAAAAAAATATTGGAAGACATGATTATTGAAAAAGAAAAAATAATTAATAACTTTGAAAAAACACATAATGAGGAGGAGTGCAGACAATGAGCAGAGCATTAAAAGATAAATTAGAAGAAGTAGAATTATTTGTGGGTGAGCAATTACAAGATTATACAAATGAGCAAGTAATACAAAAAGTTCGCAAAGAATTTGGTTTGCAGATGTATGTAGACCATGCAGAAGAATTGTTACTTGAATTTCAACAAGAGGTAAATATGGAAAGGATGCAGTCATGGTAAGAGCAGAAGAAAAACTATTTAATGTTATTAGTGCATTAACTGATGAATATAATAATTATCCACATAAGAGACTTAAAAAATCAGAAGTGCAAGATTTAGTGCACGATCTTGAAATTGTTGATGCAGAATTACACGATTTAAAACTGCCTCCAATAACTGATGATATACAATTAGATAATAGAGTTTGTATGTTTTATGTAATTAATCAATTAAAAGATATGGTCACAGAAAATGATGACACACAAAAGATAATTAAATTAACAGAATTTTATAATCAATTAGTTTTTAATCTTGGCATCAATGCTTTACATAATCATAAAAATGAATGGGAGGATAGATAATGATGAAAGATGATTTTGATAAATTCATGGAAAACAACATAGATATAAATCAGTATATACAATATGACGAAAGTGGTCATAGAAGATTATATTTTAATAGAAGTAAATTCATTGAAGATACTTTGGAATATATACAAAACGATAATGTAGATTATGAAATTATAGAGGAGTGGTTATGATGAAGAAAACTTTAGATATGAATAATAATGAGTTGTATCATCATATCCATAGAAACAAGTTATCAAAATCTGTAACTTGTGATGGTTGTGCAGAAATGTTTGATGAAAGTGAAATAGACTTTACTCATGCAGATTATTTCAGATGTGAAGATTGTGCAGAAAAACATTCTGAAGAGGGTTATAAACTTTATTGGGGGAAAAATAAATGAGTGGTTTTAGTGATGTTTGTGAATGCCCAAATTGTGGCAAAGAAAATTATACGGTTAGTGAAGATTGGAAACCTTTTCATACAAGAAGTTCATTCTGTCTTGATTGTGGTTTTCAAACTTATACTCATGTTTCATTTGCTAGTTTAGAGGAAGTGAATATTGAGAGAGCAGAATTTGATGATGGGGATGAACAATTGTATGCCCCATTGTCAAAGAAAGCCGAACCCACAGAATGGGCGAGGGAATATATGAAACATTATCTGACAAAGGAGGATACTAATGACAGATAAATTTACAAAACCAATACTACAAAATCTAAGAACAAGCCTACAAGATATACTTAGAGCAGAAAGTAAAAGTGATAAAATACCTTTTGAACTTACTCTTGGTAATTGTTCTTTTAGTGAAGACCAAGCAAAGTTTCAATTGATTGTTACTTTTAAAGGTAATTCTGTCCAAGACATTGCAAGGAAAAGACAGAAAGAAGACTTAGAATACTATGCAAAATATTTTGACATAGACTTAGATAAAAAACATCCACGATATACTCTTATTGGATATAAAGCTAAATCCAGGAAATTACCTTGGATCATTACAGATAATCAAAGAAAAGGAGAATTTATAATCTCTGATGATCAAGCAAAAAATTTGTTTGGTAAACAAGATGTAAATGAATTTCTTGATAGACAAAGAGAGGCTCAAGCCAATGGATAAATTAAAACTAAAAGACCTTGATCAACTGAAAGAATGGGTTGATCAAATGTATTGGGATTATGATAGGCTTAGTAGTAGTGGTCAAGAAACTCTTGATAAGATTGCGAATAAACTTGGTCTTGAAAACAATGATGATCTTAATAAAAAATGTGAAGACTATGTTGAGTATTTAAAACAAAAGAACCCAACATGGTCTAGAGAAAAAGTCTATAGCGAAAGTCTCAAAGTTGCAGACATTATCGATACAATGGATATTAGTAAACTTTATAGGGAGTTGGCAGAAAATGGCTAAGAAAGAGAAATGGGAAATAGAAAGAGATAAAAAAGATGCTTTGAGAATAAAAGGCTATAAATCTCTTACTAAAAATCAATGGAATGCAATAGTTCAATCTCACATAGCAATTGGAGAATGTTTAAATAATCTTTACGAAATGCAAGATTTATATCTTTCAGATGTTAGAAAGTTGGACAAATTTTATTGGAAACTTAAACATGAATTTATCTTGGAGGATAAAAGATATGGATAGAGAAATAAATCAAAAAGCAAAAGAAAAATGGAGGGCACGAGGAGTTTCTCGTGTCCCAAGATATCATTTTACAGAAGTACCTAATAATGAATATGGTCGTCTATTTATAAAATCACTCAAAAGGTTTTTAAATAAAGATGGTTATTTTATTACTGTAAGAGGACAACACTTGAGAAAAGATGTTGATTGGAGAAAACATCAACATGGTCAACCTCAACATGCATCAACTCATCTTAGAGTTTACATAGATAGAAGGAGGGGCGAAGAATGAAACATTCAACACCTTGGAAAGGCATGGATAGGAAAGAGGCACAAGACCATAAACTCTTAGAAATCTCTGCCTTGTTAGAAGACTATCTAGAGCATCACTTGGATGTAATAACCGATAGTGAATGGTTTGCAGACTTGGTAGAAGAAAAAGTTAAAAAACTTTTAATTGGCGAAGAACAAAAGAGGGGGATAAATCGTGATTAAAGAAGTTTCTTTATGTAGTGGAATCGGAGGATTTTCTCTTGGTTTCGAATGGGCAAAATTCGCAGAACCTATAATGTTCTGCGACTTTGATGAATGGTGTAGAAAAGTTTTAAAAAAGAATTGGAATGATATTCCAATTTATAATGATGTTAAGGAGATCGCAAATGACCCAAGAAGATTTATTTCAAACAAAATCAACAAAGGAGAAAAGTGGGTACTCACAAGTGGATACCCATGCCAACCCTTCTCGGTTTCGGGAAATCGCAGAGGAGAAGAAGACCCTCGGCACATCTTTCCGTACATCCATAGAATTGTTGAACAAACAAGACCCACTTATTGTGTTTTCGAAAATGTTTATGGGCATGTCTCAATGGGACTTGACGAGGTACTCTTTGAAATGGAAAGGATCAACTACCATACGAGGCAATTTGTTGTTTCGGCTTCAAGTGTCGGAGCGAGACACAAAAGAGACAGACTCTGGATCATCTGTAAAAATGTGGGCGACACCGAATACAATGGATGCTCTACCTCCGAGATCGGAAGAAGCGACCAAGAAATTACAAGAGGGTCACAGAAAAGGTCGGAAGAGACCGAGCAATCTAAGGGAGCAAGTGGACAAGAAGACAATGGCTCTTTACGAAACGAATTATCCAACTCCAACAACGAAGGGATTCGGTCATGCCTCGGAGGGAATGACATTGATCTTCAGAAAGAAAGTGGAGAACGGAGAGATGACGGAACAAGAGGCTCAAGCAATGATGAACGGAGTAACCTTGAGACCACCTCGAATGAAGGAATGGAAATATCCGACACCGAATGCAGGTTTAGTGAAACACAGTTACAACGGCAATCACGAATACTACAAGAAGAGACTGAAGGACGGCAGACAAGTGGACTTGGCTCACAAGATTTTCCAAGAGGAGGGAGACGGCAGACTCAATGCGAATTGGACAGAGTGGCTAATGGGTTATCCTATTGGATGGACGAACCTCGAGGAGTCCCAAGAGTTACAGTCGAACAAAAAAACAGACCCCAAAGATTGAGAATGTTGGGGAATGCAATAGTTCCCCAAATAGCAATGCAAATAGGTTTAGCTTTAAAGGAGGATATGAAGAATGGATAATTATTATAAACAACTAGAAGGTTTTGCTATCAATAAATATTTAGGAGAAAGTGAGGATGGATTTCCTAGATTTTTATTGAAAGCACCAAACCATGAAGACATTTTGGTTGAAGTAAGTGCAGATGAAGAAGGTAATTATGGTGGCTTTTTATTTATAGGAGAATATAAAAATGGATAAACCAATAGATCAAGTTCAACACATGATAAAAAGAAGAGGTTATTTAAACTTCTTCAAAGATGGGATAACTGATGCTTTAGTTAATGGGAGCAGAGATGATAATAAATTATTCTCTGCTTACTATAAGCAAGGTTATGATTTTGGATTAGTTTTATATAACGATTTATATGGTAAAGATTGGGAAAGTGATTGAAGTTGCTTGACTTCCCAGGAACAATAATGCTAAAGAGGAAAGGCACGGAGCAATATCAGGAATTGCTTATGTTTGGTCGGAGAGTTTTGTCCTCCCCTTATCCTCTCCGACCACCTTAAAATCACCTTCAATAAAAGCAGACGGATGTTGTTTTCTAATCTCTGCGAGTCTTGCTACAATTTCTTCACGAGATAACTGATCTAGTTGATGAGTTGTTTCTCTTCGATCTATGGTTAAGCCTCCAAGTGCAGAGCGTATCTTCTCGGCATTGATCGCAGACGAAAATTGACCTTCTGCCTCTGCTCCTCGACTTAAATCATGAAGTCGTTTGAGTTGACCCATAAGACTAACACCATACTTCTTTTCTCTAATTTCTCGGAGTTCTTTTAGATGTTCAGTTACCAAAGGAAAATCTTTCCCATTCAACAAAAGACTTGCAGTCTTGGCTGCTTGTCCTTCGGAATATCCAGCTCGTCTTGCACATTCGGCATTACTGTAAATACCTTCACAAACAAGTTTGCAGAACTCTTTTTGTCTATTAGTAAGAAACTTTTCTTTAGCCATAACAAAAGTATAATAGGTTTATTCTCATATTTTTTCAATTCAAAACGAAAAAAAATGTTTGCGGCTTCAGTTTGTCCTTATCAAAGTGTACTGAGTGTATATAAAAGTGTACTGAACTATTTTAACTCTACAAACGATTACAGAAGATATTATACACTTATACACTTATACACCTATTTTGAAAAAAATAAAAACAAAACAAAAAATTATGAGAGAAACACTATATGGATTTTAAACTGCTTGACTTTTATAAGATAATTTAGGAGAATTAAAAAAAACTTAGGAGTATAAAATGGAAACTTTAGATAGAAGAGTAGACATGCCTATAGAAGAAGCGATCAACAGATTAGAAAGAGTTGTTTCTGATAATTGTGAAGACCTAAGAAAAAGGGACGGAGGTTATATCTACGCAGATGAACTTATGTCGGCCTGGAAAAAAGTTTTAAACGAAACAAATATTTAATGTTTAAAGCAATGTTATTAGTTTGCTCCTTGGTTCATGGATCGGGAGACGAGATGAAATGTTTTGAGCTTCATGATATGGAGGCTCCCAATGGATACACTACTGAAAAGGAGTGTATGGGTAGGATACATGAGATGGTGGATTTAACGAGAAGCATAGTGCCATTTCCGTATCAAGTAAAATATAAATGTTCAAAAACAATGGAGAGGACACACAATGAAATTAGAAACGAAGAAGTTGGTTAAACAAGCAACTGCAAAAAACAAGTACCCAAAATACGATACTCAATATATGAATTACAACGAAGCAGATTCTTATTACATAGAGGTTTACACGAATGTAA